CTGACCCCCTAGAGCGACTTAGGTTATTGCTTACGCTGGTGCTGTGTAGTTGAAGCGGCGAACACCCTTACCTGACTTAGCAACATAAATTGCTAAGTATCCGTAAAGGTTGATTTCTACTTCACCAGTTGTCAAAACATTGACGCGAAGCTGTGTTGTTGGTGACTCCCATGCATACACAGAGTTAGGTGCTACAAGGAACGCTGACTCATCAACGATGCCTGAGACTGAGATGTTGTGATCTACGATGAGATCTGTTCCCAATACATTTCCGCGGACAGATGTAGGAATTGCCTGACCTGAAGCGTTGAATTGTGGAGATGCGACTGCGTATAGAGGGCGTGATGCTCCATCGACATAGCTCATGATTGAAGCCCATTGATCAGTAGAGGCAACTAGCTTGTTAGCGTAATCGCCACCTGTTCCCTTGTAGGCTGCTGCTGCTTCTGTTGAGATGAATGACTGTAGCCCTGCTGCTGTTGCTGCTACTCCAGTTGCCTGTGTGCCGTTAGCAGTCCAAGCTGCGATCATCGCGTTATCTGTTGCCTTTTCGTATGCCTTGCGAAGTTCTGTCATTAGAAGCTCCATAAAGGCTGGCTGGCTGCGGTCGATAAGCTCAAATGATACGCGGTTGAGACCTGAGAACTTCTCGACTGTTACTGTGTCATAAGCAGATGTCATACCTGTCTCAGATGGTGCTGAACCTTCGTTTGTGTCTGCAACTGTTGGTGCAGCGTTTGCTGTTGCATTGTTTACATACAAGCGTGGAACTGTAAATGACATACCTTCTGGCAATAGTGCAGAGCGTGTTACTGCCTCAAATGCAGGGCGTCCTGTAAATGTGTCAGTAAGGAATGTGTTTAGGTGTGGTGCAAGTGTAAGACCTGTGTTGTTTGATGTTGAGTCATCTGCTGCGCGAATTACGCGGCGAGCCTCGTCATCACCAAGAGCTGCCTTGATGTTAGCTTCTAGGTATTGTGCTGATGTAATTGGTGCTACGCGCTCACGCACGAATGTAGTTGCTGTCACTACAGTTGGGCGAGCAGCTTCAACCGCTGCTGCTTCTACTGCTGGTGCTGCAACTGTCTCTGGAGTATTCTCCACAGCTGTCTCGCTTTCTGTTGGTGTGATTTCTTCTTCTACGACCTCTGGAGTTTCCTCAGCCGCTACATCAATGACCTGAGCAGACTTAAATGCTGGCTCTGTCACTAATGAAACCTCTAACAATTTAGCAGCGGAAACGAACATAACATTTCCCTTCTGCTTTGACTTAATTACTTCTACGCCTACTGAAAGACCTGATTGCAATCCTTCTTCTGCAAGGATAAGAGCTTCTGATCCACGATTAGATCGTGAAACTTTGAATGATGCATAGATGCCATCTTCTTGCTCTGTGAATTGTGTTGCCTTGCCTAGTGGCTGGCGTGAGTCATGCTGATTAAGTAACTTGACAGTCTTAGGATCTTCTGGAAGTGCGATTGCGCCCTTCTCGAATACGACCTTTCCTGCTGAAGTGTTACCGACTTCGCCTGTACCTGCTGGCACGATCTTGCCTGAGATTAAGCGTTCCTCAACATTGGCAATAAGCCCAGCTGTAAAAGTAATTACTTGGTTTTCCATTATTCGATTCCTTCGCTGCCGTTAGGTGTTAAATCTTCCATCTCCATAGCCTGTTCAACTGTGATCAAGCCAAGAGATAACATTTTTTCAATTACAAGCAATCGCTCCATTGGTTCAACTGCCAAGAATGACGAATCGACATCAAACTTAACCGCGTTACCCCGAGCAGTAATGTCATCCATTGAGAGACGATCCTCGATGGCACATACATAAGGCGCAAGGCTTAAAGAATAAAATTGCTTGCGCTCATCAAGTACATTTGCGTAAGTCATGCTTTGATTAGCTTCTGCTGATAGCAAGTAAGCAGGGACATTACACAAGCGAGAGATTTCTGTTGCAAGGAATTGCTGCGCCTCGTCATACATCATGTCTTTTGGAGAGAATGATGTTGGCTGGTATTCAAGAGTAGATGTTAAATAAGCAGTGCTGCGATTATTGCGAGCGTTTTTCCACGCAGCAAGTAATCCTGCAACTTCTTTAGGATCTAAATCTGCTCCGTTATTGCGAAGCACACCGCTAGGCATTGGAGTCGATGCTGCTAACACTGCTGCCTTGCGAAGATCGATTGCAGCTCTAATTGTTTCAGATCCGCGCTCTAAGATACCTTCATCAAATGCTTGGAATGTTACAAGTGATCCAAGTCCTGACATTGGTACTGCAACAGCTTCGATGTAATACTGAGTTACTTCCATGCCATAAAGATCAGTTTGGAATGTAACCTTGACATTTGGAATCCACTTAAAGCGAGATGGTCTGCCATCTTCTGCATAAACTTCTGTTACTTGCCAGTACGCCACGCCATACATGAGCAATGAATCTACAGTCCACGCCATTGTTACTGAACGCGGTTGATTGATTGCTGGCTGATCTACCCAGATTGGATTACCTAATTCTTCACCTGTGGATTTGCGATACAAGTTAAGTGGCAGTCCACCGATAACACCGCTCAAAAGATTGCGGCACTTGGCAACTGCTGGCACTGACATAGCTTCGTTGCGTTGAACGCGTGGAAGCACATAGTTATAGAGCGAGTTAAGATTCTCGCCCATAATAGAAGGGGCGTATTGCGCTAAAAGCGATGAACGCTTATCCTCAGAGATTGCTTCAGTTTTGCGAAATAGACCCATAGACAGAAAGTGTAGCATTTGTCAAGCAATTAGACAATGTGCTATGGGTGTGTCTAACCATAAATCTGCGGCTTAGGTTGAGGAAGCATTAACTTACTTACCACCATTGCTAAGCCGATAGGGGCTGAAATGTCTCCAGCACTTTTGCGCTTGATGATTCTCCAAGCACTATCGTTGGTCTTAGCAGCTGTGTTGGTGAATTGCTCAATCAGCTCTTTAGAGCCATTGTGAACCACACGAAGGTTGGTCAATCCTTCTAACAAGTCTCCACATGCTTTGTAAAACTGCTGACCTGAGACATCTTCAACCATAACACCTGAGTTAGCCAGTCTGTCTGCAATAGTCTGAGTAGCGTACTTGTCAAAGCAGACAAGGCGCGGCTTATACAGATCTACCCACGACTTGATGCTTGCAGCCATCTTTAACTCATCGATGGCAACCTGTGAGCTGTAAGTCTCCATAATGCCAATGCCGATTCGACCATCTGGAAGCAACTGCCCTGCAACGAGAGACCCATTGCGCCTACTTGGTGAGACATCAAAGCCGAATACTGTGTAAGCACCTACTGTCATTTCTAGTGTGCTATCGGACGAGTTTTCAAGTACCTCAGTGCTGAACGGACAACTTAAACTGGAGATCCATTGGCACAAGGTTTCTGTGCGAGCAGCTTCCATTGTTGAGGATGCGATTGTTTCTTCGATGGCTTCTTCGCTAATCAAATAACCGAGAGAAGGGTTAGCCATAGCCCATGCTTTACGATCCCAGATGTCACAGAAGTCAGGTGCGCTGTATTCGTAGAAGCCTAAGCTCTTAGGTGGCTTATTTAGACAAGCTTCGTGCAGATCGTTCAGTACTTTTGAGAAATGGTCTCCAGCATTGCTAGTGAATAATCGCTGGCTATTCTTACGCGCTAAAGTCACGCTCTTAGCTGCATCCATTGCAGCCTCAGACACTTCGCGTAGCTCATCAATCCAGAGGAAGTCACAGGTGCGCCCTCTCGCGCCATCGGATGTTGCAGCAGCCACTTCCAACTGTGCTCCAGATGCAAGAATGATTCGCTCATCGCCATTAGTCCTGCGGATGCCCTTCTTGATGTCTCCATCCTTCAGCTGCACTCTTAGGAAGTCATTACGCTCGATGATGTCTGCCATGATGTTAAAGGACTTCATTGCCATAGCTCTATTAGAGGACATGATCAGGATGTCCTTCTCACCGAAACAGAATAAACCTGCAAGTGCCCTCATTCTTGCTAGGTGGCTCTTTCCTGACTGCCTAGCGATCAAAAGCAGGCTTGTCTTACGGATGAACTGATCTTCTTTGTCCACAGAGCATAAATCGTTCAAAATAAGTTTCTGCCAGCCGAGTAATGGCTGACCTATGCGCTCTGCAAGCTCTGCAACCTGATCGCCTTTAGTTTTGCCCTTTAACCACGGGCTGTGAAGGCGTGGCTTCAGATCCCCAACTAGCTTCTTGGGCTTTCTGGTCTTAGTTGTCATCGAATCGGATCGGGTCTGGACTTAAACGGACTGTCTTGGACTGGCTCGGACTGTGTCGGAGAGAGACAGTTTGA